CGCCGGCATCGCCGCGCTGATGCAGGCCTACGGCGACTTCGAGTGCCCCGCCGACTCCGCCAAGTCCCTCGAACGCACGGCCGGGGCGCTGGAGTTCTACTTCCAGTCCTACCCCCTCGGCGGCGATGGGCTGACGCCAGTGCAGTTCCCCCACGGCGGGGCCGCGATCGAGTACAGCTTCGCTGAGCCGCTGAACGTCATGCACCCGGTCACCGGCGACCCGATCCTCTACACTGGCCGCTGCGACATGATCGGAGAGTTCGCAGGCGGCGTCTACTGCGTCGACGAGAAGACCACATCGAGCCTCGGTGCGAGTTGGTCCCGTCAGTGGGAAATGCGTGCGCAGTTCACCGGATACCAGTGGGCCGCGCAGCGCACCGGGCTGAACGTGCAAGGCACCCTGGTCCGCGGCGTGTCTATTCTCAAGACCAAGTACGACACGCAGCAGGCCATCACCTACCGCGGGCCGCACGAGGTTGAGCGCTGGCTTGCCCAGACCGTCCGGGACATCATTCGGGCCAGGGCAATGTGGAGGGAAGGGTACTGGGACTTCGCCCTCGATCATGCCTGCGCCGAGTACGGTGGCTGTAACATGATCGACATCTGCAAGTCCCCGGACCCCGAAACGTGGCTGCCGATGCGCTTCCAGAAAAGAGTTTGGGATCCTTTGGCACGTCAGGAATTCTCTGTCGAGGAATGGGAGAAGAGCTGGGGGCACTTGACATGAGCACCGATACGAACCAGACGGAGGCCGTTGGCACTCCGGTTGACCAGCGGGTTGGGCGGCTGGAGCCGGAGCGTGCAGGAGGTTTGGCGGCGCTGATAGCCGACCTTGAGCGCCAGCAGTTTGACCAGTGGGCCCGCGACAACACCGGGGACGGCAAGTTGTTCTCGCCTGGCGTGTCGGCTGCAACTGCGCCCTTCTACTTTGCGATTTGGCGAGGTGGTTTTTCGTTCCAACGACCTTGTCGCGGCGTGAAGCACAACGGGTGCGAATACCTTTCGCCGTGCGGTGGCGTTTGCAACAAGTGCGGGCAGTCAACTTGACGCCCAACGCAGAGGTAAGGGGGCCGGCAACGGCCCGCACGAAAGGACGAGGAATGAACAGACGTAGCCAGCCGTTGCGGGTCCGCTTGACCGCACTGTTAGGCCTGGTGGCCGTAGCGGGCTGCGTGGACATGGTGCAGCCGCTTGACGTTGCTATTGCGGAGGAGCTGTGCGCCAAGCGTGGCGGATACGTGCATGTCCAGCGATGGGAGCGCGGAGCGGTGCTGGATGTGGACTGCAAGGACGGGACGCAGTTGCAAGTGCGCCCGCCGAAGAAGGCCTAACTCGTCGTTACGCGAACCATGAAAAGTCGCCGTCCTACGGCTCGCAGTGCTCTATCAAGTCCTTGAGTGGGATATCCGAAAGGAACCTTTGCCATGACCTGCATTGCAGCACTGCTGCGCTAGCCCGCCGTGCCCGCCAGCTACTTTCTCGGCGCCCGCTACCTCGGCCAGGCCATCACCAAGTTCTGGGACGACGCCACGATCGCGCAAGCCTCGTGGGTTTTCGTCTGCCCGCGATGCGGCGATGCCTGGGCCAGGGTAGTTGAGGACACACAGCAGTGGCAGGCTCTGCAAATGGCCTGCCGCAAGCACGACTTTGCCACATCGGATGTCGGGGGGAGCTTTATCTTCTCTTGGCTCCGACGTATTGATGCACTGCCGCCGGAGGTGCTACAGTATGAGGCTCAACTCCGGCTGGAAAGGTACGAACGTGAACAGGAAACTGAAAGTACAGACAATCGCGCCAGATCGCCCTTTGTCTGACAAGGAGTGGCAAGAGCAGCAAGCTGCCGTCCGCGAAGAATCGCTCCAGCGAATAGGCGCCGTCCTCACGGTACTTGGGCCGACCTTCGCCACGGTTCTTGGCCAGCTTCAGGAGCAAATTTTCTCCGCAATGCAGGTTCAAGGCTTCTGGTCCGACTCACAGGACAACTTCGCTTCGAAGACCGCTCTCGTTCACAGCGAGCTGTCTGAAATGCTCGAAGCAAACCGCAAGTCGATCGACGCCGACGACAAGATCCCAGAGTTCTCCGGCGAGGAAGCCGAAGCCGCCGACACAATCATCCGCTTGCTCGACATGGCCGGGCGGTATCAGTGGCGTCTCGCCGAAGCCATCGTGGCGAAGATGCACTTCAACCTGACGCGGCCCGTAAAGCACGGGAAGCAGTACTAAGGAGTGGTCATGCATGAGTTTGAAAAACATTTGACTGACCTCGATAAAATCGGTTCACGCGACCTGCTTCTCGACCTTCTCAGTCAAATGCCTGCTGGGCTGGGTCAAGTAGTCTTTGTCAACGCACTCAATCAGTGCTGCCAGCCGCGCAAAGAAGATCAAAGGCGGCTAGCTAAGCTAGACGCACTGGAGAGAAACGGCGTTGACAACTGGGATCGGTACGACGACGCAATGTCGGAGCTTGACGACGAAGACGACGAAGACGACGAAGACGACGACTGACTTCCTCAACCAGGGCGGATTACCCGCCCTTATTCCGATCGGAGTTTGACAAGTGAGCAAACCACACAAGCCCTCCCCCGGCCAAGCCGCGCAGCGCAACCATCGCCACCGCCTCGGCTCGATTACCTTCTGCATGCGCCTGCTCGAATGGCACTTGAAGCACGACCAGCAGATCCCTAGGCGCGCGAAAGCTCAGCTCGAACAGGCAGTCAGCCGCCTCTACGACGCCGGGCATTTCGAAGCCTGCAACACCGTGTTCAGCATCCCCAACCGCATGAAGTGACACTATGAGCACAGCAACAGCACCAGCCCCCTCCCCAACCCTCGCCGGCGTCAACGTCTGCCTCGAAGGCCCCGCCGGCACCGGCAAAACCCACAGCCTCGGCACCCTCGTCGACAGCGGCATCGAGACTTTCGTCATCATGCTCGAACAAGGCCTGGAGTCCCTCCTCGGCTACTGGACTGACAAGGGCAAGCCCCTGCCGGACAACCTCCACTACCACAAGCTCGCGGCTCCATCGGCCAGCTTCGCTGAGATGATTAAAAATGCCGAGCTGATCAATACGATGGGTCTAGACAGCTTGTCGAAGATGACCGATCCGAACAAGTCGAAGTACAACCAGTTCGTGGGCCTGCTGAAGGCTCTGAGTGACTTCCCCGACGATCGTACAGGCAAGAAGTTCGGCGCGGTCAACACCTGGACTCCGCAGCGCGCCCTCGTCATCGATGGCTTGACCGGCCTCAACCTCGCCGCCATGCAGCTTGTCATCGGTGGCAAAGCCGTGCGCTCGCAGTCCGACTGGGGCATCGCCCAGGATCAGGTCGAGAAGATCCTCCGCATGCTCTGCGACTCCTGCGCGTGCCACTTCGTCTTGATCGCGCACGTCGAGCGGGAGCTGGACCCTGTGTCCGGCGGGGTCAAGCTCATGCCCAGCACCCTCGGCAAGGCCCTCGCGCCGAAGATCTCCGCGATGTTCTCCGACGTCATCCTGGCAACCCGCCAAGGCGACAAGTGGACCTGGGACACGGCCAACCCGATGGCGGACCTGAAGACCCGCAACCTCCCTGTCCGCGCGGACAACCCGCCGGACTTCGGCCCGATCATCGCCAAGTGGAAAAGCCGCGGGGGCGTTCTCTGAATCCTGCCGACTTGACCACTGCCTAGCACACCGGCACCATGCCGGTTCCCCCTCGATAACGCGGCGCCGCTGCGCGTACCGGGGGCAAGACTCAGCGGCACACCCAACCGTAACCGGAGCTTTCAATGTTCGATCCCGACACCTTCCTTTCAACCACAGTCACCGAAGCCAACTCGACCACCCTCGTCCCCGTCCCCGAAGGCGAATACGTCGCCATTATCGGCAAGCCGAAGATCCGCCAGTCCTCCGGCACCAAGGACCCCGGCGCGCTGTACACCAGTCTCGACCTGCCCTGCGAAATCGACCTCGCTGGCATGTACCCGGCGGTTGCCGAGCAGCTCGGTCGTGACAAGGCCATCGTGCGCTACAGCTCGATGCTCGACTTGACCGACTCTGGCGGCCTGGACATGGGCAAGGGCAAGAACGTCGGCCTGGGCCGCGCGCGCGAGGCTGCCGACCTCAACACCCCCGGACAGCCGTTCTCCTTCGCCATGTTCGAAGGCCGGGCGGTGAAGGTGATGGTCAAGCACCGCGTGGACGGCGACCGCATCTACGATGAAGTGAAGGCGATGGCCAAGCTGGCTTAACCAGCAAGTCGTCGTGACCCCGGACGCATACGGGGTGTGTAAAGCCAAGCGCATCCACGTGCTCTCTGCTTTGCGCCCCGCCAGCCCACGCCAGAAACCGCCCCCTGTCGTGCGCAGTTGCCCCCACCGCGTGACACGCTGTCAGTCTCCTCCCTGATGCGGTGGGTTTTGCTGGCCGGGGTCTTTTATCCTGCATCGAGGTAGTTGCCCGTGCCGTGCCAGTTCTCCGTCAACCAAGATCGTCGATCCAGAGCCGACTCTTGGGCGGGGAGGGGTAACGGTACACCCGCCGGTGAAAACGGCGTGGCGGCCCC